ATCTAACTAAAAAATCTTATAATGTCAAAGGGTTCAATATGTTTGATGGGTTCTCTTCTGAGAAACATTTAAACAAATATAACGTGGCATCTGATAAGGCTATCTTCAGAACCAACTCTAAGTTGATCAACTATCCACGAATGAATTCAAACTTTAGTGGTTTTAATGATGCCACTAACTATAGAAATACTCAAAAGAGAATCTCTTTACTTGGTGCAGCTGAAGCAAACAAAATTCAAATTACTGTCCCTGGTCGTTGTGACTATACAGTTGGACAAAAAGTTAAGGTTACATTAAATAAGATGGAACCAATCTCTAAAGACGATACGGATGTAACAGATAAAATGTTTTCTGGCTACTACCTAATCGCCGCAGTAAACCACTATATCACTCGTGATATGCATGAATGTTCTATGGAACTAATTAAAGACTCATTAATGATGAGCGTTGACGGGAACAAATAATGTTTTATACAGGCGTAGTTGAAAATAGACAAGACCCATTACAACTCGGTCGATGCCAAGTTCGTATCGTAGGACTTCACACTCATGATAAAACTCAGTTACCTACTGAGCAACTGCCATGGTCTACACCAGTTCAACCAGTAACTTCTGCTGCGATGAATGGTATTGGTATGACTCCAATTGGTCCAGTTGAGGGTTCTACAGTTATCATCATGTTCGCAGATGGTGCACAGCAGCAACCTATTATGCTTGGTACTATTGGTGGTATTCCAACAGCACCAAAGTCTATTGAAGACGACGACAGCGCCACGCCATTCGATGAACAATCAAACTTAAAAGACATCGTACTGCGTACCATCGATGGTCCAGTCACAGGTAAGCAGTTAACCTTTATTGACAGAGAAACCAACCGATCTAATCTCACTAAGGGATTAACTGCCAACATGAAGGTTGTTGGTTTCGGGTTATCTGACAACTGTATTATTGTCACTATTGATAACGAAAAGCAAATTACGATTAGTGAACTTGTTACTGGTTATGGCGAGAACATTATCACGTTCAAACCTGCTGCCACTAACTTAGACGCTGTTAATACAAGTAAGCTGCAAGGTGTCTTGATGACGGCAACTGGTTTACCTGTGACTACAAACGATGGCACACCAGTTCGATCTGCTGAGTCACAACAAGGTGCTCCTGTTCAGACTGCCACGAATACTTCTATTCCAACCATCCCTCCACCAAAATCTACTTCGGATGCATCTAAGTCATCTGCTGGCATTAAAGCACTTATTGCAGCTTGCGATAAAGTTGGTCTGACAACCAAAGAACAAAAGTGCGCTCTTTTGGGTATTGCAGGCGGCGAGACTACTTGGATTCCTCAATTAGAATCATACAACTACTCTGCCTCTCGTATGAAGCAGATCTATTCATTCGCCACAGATGAGGATATTGCCAAATACTCTGATGCTTCTAAGAAAGGTATCACACGTGCAGAATTCTTTTCATGGGCATATGGTCCAACGAAACGTGGTAAAGGTTTCTTGGGTAATTTGACAGATGACGATGGTGGTAAGTATTTCGGTCGTGGTTTTATCCAATTAACTGGTAGAGCAAACTATGCACGTTATCAGAAACTTGCTAACGAAGCTGGTCTAAACATCGACATCGTAAACAATCCAGATTCTCTTGATACTGATATCAATGTATCTGCTATGGTAGCAGCTCTTTACATTAAAGATCGTGTAGCTAAAGGTGTGAAGCCTACTGAACATCCTGGGTTTTTCTTAGCTGCTAAGAAAGCAGTTGGCGTAAACTCGCCAGACATTACTGCCAAGAAAACATCATACTACGAATATTTCTATGGTGCAGTGGCAGGTAATGCTGTAGACAAAGATGCTGGTGCACCACTGGCGGCACCAGCTGCTGATTATAGTGGTGTCCCTGGACCTTCTGCAGAATCTATTAAGCGTGGTACAGATAACACAGGTTTCCGTGACCCAAATAATAAATATCCTCTAAAAGAATACTTAAACGAACCAGATACTAACCGTCTCGCTCGTGGTATCATCGATGGAACTATCGTCGAAAAGAAAGATGCCAGCATCGTTAAAGGTGTGCCAAAAGCAGGTGGTATGGGCTCTTGGGATCAACCAATCCCGTCTTTTGGTGCTCAGTATCCGTATAATAAAGTTTTTGAAACTGAATCTGGTCACATTCAAGAGTTTGATGACACACCTGGCCAAGAACGTATTCATACATACCACAGAGCAGGAACATATCAAGAGATTGACCCAAACGGCTCTGTTATTAACTACATTGTTGGTGATAAGTTCACTTTGATGGAACGTAACGGATGTATTCACGTTGGTGGCGAATGTAACATTACAGTTGATGGCAACTTAAACGTATTTGCTCGCACAGACGCTAACATCGAAGTGGCTCAGAATGCGACTATCCGTGTTGGAAATAATCTAGACGTTGGTGTTGCAAACGATATGTATTTTGCAGCTGGAGGAGATGTCCTTGTTAAAGCGGGTGGTACATTCAAAGTACAAGCTAATGATGTTTCTATGTTAGCTGATGCAGATTTAACCATGCAGGGCACTGGTGCTGTAAGTGCTAAAGGTAATACAGTTAATGTAGAATCTGCTGGTTCTATGGATCTTCTTGCAGGCGGTACTCTATCTGCAGACTACGCTGAAGGTCAATTCGGCAACGGTGCCGCTGGTGCTACAGATGTATCTCCAGTTGAATTAACACCACCGCCTGTTGGTGATCCGATCAACGCTGTTGTTCCATATCTAATCCCACCAGAACGTAAGACTGAAGAATTAGCTGCGAACGAAACGCCAGAAGACTTCAATACACCAGAGGGACGTGCTGCATCAAACGCTGCCGTAATTGCTGGTGTACCAAACGCTCCAGCGCCAGCAGCCACAGAAGAAGCTGGAACACCATCTGGTGGGTCTGGTAAGCAGATCCCAGTTGATTGCAAAATTATCTACGGCACTAAAAACTTCACGAATGATTATACTATATCCAAAAACTTCACTCTTGGTATGTTAATGGATGGTGGTGTTAATGGTAAGCATAAGCTAGTTGATCAGATGCTGAAAGATGGTCCAAACACACAAGAACGTGTATATACGGTTCAAGAAATTGTGTGTAACTTGGCGATGTCAGCTCAGAACATTCTTGAACCATATCTTGAAGCACTTCCAGGTGGTATTGGTGGTTATAACAAACAATGGAAGATTTCTTCTGGATATCGTCTAAAGGGTGTTGTTCCAACTGAGTCACCATTCTCTGACCACTGTAAAGGTCACTGTTTCGATATAGCGTTGATGCTGCCAGACCGTAATAACAAGACATACGCACTGGTCCAACAGCTAGAAAAGTTAATCACATACGATCAACTAATTTTAGAATATCGTGCCACAGATTCGGTATGGATTCACACAGCGTATAAACCACAAGGTAATCGTAAGATGGCATTCACTATGGTAAATGACTCTGTATATAAAAGAGACTCCAAAGGTATTCCATCTGGTTTTATTCTTCTAGATACAATTCCACCGAAAGCTAAAAGGGTATGACAGCCTTAACTTATAAGGGTGCAATGAGTAAAGGACAAGATGGATATCCTCCATCTGCCCTTACTGTTATGCAGTGCTCTAAAAGTTATGTTGGTGGAAATATTATCGGTGTGATTGGTGACCAGTTTGACGATCATGGACCATCACCTCAACACACAGGAGTTAAACGAAAGATTTCGACTGGTGCTGCAAAGACTTATTTTGAGGGTCATCTGGCTGCAAGAGTTGATGATTTAATTGCAGATGGCGATGCAATTTCCAGCGGAAATGCAAAGACTTTCATAGAATAACCTAAATAAACAATATGGCAAGAAATACAAGAATCTTCTCGGACTTAGACTTCAATTTCACTCCTCACCCAGTGACTGGTGATATTGTACGTCGTTTTGATGAGAACGCTATCAAGACTAGTCTGAAGAACTTGATTATGACTGCTAATTATGAGCGACCATTCCACAGCGAAATCGGTAGCCCAATTAAAAGATTATTATTCGAGCCAGTTACTCCAATGCTCGAAGTTATGCTCCGCAGATCAATCATCGATACTATCGATAACTTCGAACCTCGTGTTCAAGTACTAGACGTAATCGTAGTGGTTTCTGAAGATGAATATGACGTTAGTGTGACTATAGAGTTTCAAATTTTAAATACAAACCAACCACTAACTCTTGATTTAACGCTAGAGAGAACACGATAAATGGCATCCAATAAGAAAATCAATGTAACAGAGTTAGACTTTGATAATATCAAGTCTAACCTAAAGAACTTCCTAAAGGGACAAGAACAGTTTCAGGACTACGACTTCGAAGGTTCTGCCATGTCTGTCTTACTAGATGTCTTAGCATATAATACTCATTATAATGCCCTGTATAATAACATGGCTATTAATGAAATGTTTTTAGACTCAGCACGCAAGCGTAACAGTATTGTTTCTCTTGCTAAAATGCTTGGATATACACCACGTTCTGCATCATGTGCCAAGGCTATTGT